GACCATAGGAGCAAGGACGCGGCGTGAGTAATCATCCAGAGATAAGGTTCGATCCGCCGTACTGTACGCCACATCTACGTGCTTCTGAGTAGCCAGAACCAGTGTGGTGGACTGTTCGGCAGTATCCTGTACGGACAGCGCGGGTCCGGTTGCAACTGTAAAATCATTGGGCAAACGGATTCGTAGCGTGGAACCGATCTTGGCACCAGTAACAGCAAAGCTGTCATCGTACTGCATATCAACGTTCTGGATAAAGGCATTAGAGTTCTTCCAAAGTCTAACTGCCTCTCTAGTGATCATGTTGATCGTGAGAAGTGAATTGGGCATACTGGTCCTCCAGGACTATATGTCGCAGGGCCTCCACGCCCGCTGACAAGGTTGTGAGCTGGACCAAGCTCGGGTTAAGTCCGACCAGGGGATTAGCGGCCCCGTCCGCGCCAGAGATTAAGGCTCTCAGTGGCCTACTTTGTAAGCTGATAAACTACCGCTGTGACTGCCGTGAATATAAGAATTCCTGTCAATATCCCAGCAATCCACCCAGCAATTCTGGATTCTCGTTCCCCAGGGACGTACATTACTGCTGTGCCTTCCTTCGATCCGCCAACTGGGTCTCTCGCCGCCTCATCCACTCTGCCGTACTTAAGTGATCTGCCCTATCAGGGTCATCGGGATTAATTCGCTCGTTGGCAACCCCCCTGGCACCAATTGGCTGTACCGGTTTGGGAGCCCCGCTAACCTCGATAGGAGGTCTTGCTGCTCGCTTAACCATCTCGACTGCCATTCTTGTTGCGTTTGAGCCGAGGATTCGCTGGGCTTCATTGAGGTCACTCCCAAGCTCGTAAAGCACCTTGGCTGGTTCTCCAGACTCAAGGGCCGCAAGTAGGAAGTTGTTATAGGCTTGAACTGACTGTGGGTCGGTATTATCCACCAACTTCTGGAGATTGTTGATCCGGCCATTGAATTCAGCTTCCCCGAATGATGCCCTCCCTTGCAGGGCAACTTCGTCACACCTCCGGTTGAAGTCCTGCACCGAGGCGTATTCCCTTGCCCGTTGCTCGACCATGTTGTTGAACTGGTCTTGCGGGATTTGGGGCTGCTGGGGAGTGGGCTGTTGGTATTGCTGTGTTGGCTGCTGCTGGGGCTGGCGCTCCTGCATCTCGCGGATGCGCCGAGTCAGAGTGGCGATACGTTTGTCCCTCCAGTCAACGTCCTTCGCTTGCTGTTGTTCCGGCTGTTGCTGGGGAGGGGGCTCCTGCGGTTGCGGGGGCGGTTGCGGTGTACCCCCTCCCGGTGCCGGCGGAGGGGAAGTGGGCTCCGCCGGGGCATTGGGGTCCTGGCCTGGTGGTGTACGCTGATTTGGGTCAGTACCGTTGGTGGTGTCAGTCATTGCACTCGTCCCCGCAATAAAGTGTTGTCCAGCACCAAAGCATCGTAGATCTCGTCTCGCAATTTCGGGTCGGTGACGGTGGTTAACATCCCCGCAAGCGTGGCCCGAGCCTGCGGGAGCAACACTGGCAGGTTCTTATCCACGAATGCTTCTTCGAGTTGGGCCCTGTCCATTCCCGGATGCGTTTTGATCCAGAAATCGAACCAATCGTTCTGGTGCATCATGTGGTCATATAGCTCATGAGCCATAGCCACAGCGATCTCCTTCACCCGCCAATGCGCGTGGGAAGAGGGTCGATTAGAGTCCACCTAACGGATTTCCCTTCCAGGGCTCATACCAGTTTACGGACCAGTCTGACGTGATCGACCCTTCAGGTGAATGAATGTCCACCCTCCGAGCCATATTCCCGAAACCCAGCGGCACTTGGTATCGGCCCGCCCCGTTGACGGGCTGGTTGATCCCTGCTGGCATCACCGTGATGTGGCCGTTCTGCCAGTAAATTACCCTCGTGAACATCATCTGATATCTCCTACTGTTGTGGGCCTTTCTGCCCAGGTTGCCACGGAACGCGCCACGGGGATAATGCTGAAGTCGGGTATGGGGTGGCTACGCCACCGCGCACTGGAGCAGCTGCCCCAACCTCAGGCATTCCAAAGCGAATACTGAATGGGTTCATTTGTTCATAGGTTCTATTGACTCGATACACCGCAGCGGGATCATAGGTTGATTGCTGTTGGATTCGGCTGGCCGCAAATCCAAGCTGCTTTTGCCGTTCCTGTCGTTGCCTGGCTTGCTCCGCAGCAATATTCGCATCTTGCTGATTCCAATATTTCTGTGATTCCCGTTCTTGATCTGCCCAATCAGAGGCTTCTGGAGCACCACCCGCCGTACCTTGGTATGGATCGGATCTTGCCAATCCTGGCGCCTCAGGAACGTCCTTACCACTACCCCTGCCTAACATGTCTGCGGTCATCTGTGGTAGCGACTTCCGGGTGTTGCCTTGAGGAATTAGGTTACTGAATTCGCCGGGAGCATTGGTAGCGACTCGAGGTTGCCCGGTAGTAGGATCTAATCCAGAAGCATATAGCCGGCGATCTCGAGCTTGATTATAGGGCTGCATCATTTGTTGTAAATATGGATCACCTGCAACGTTAGTGTCGGGGCGGATATCAGGAGGTGTCGGCGATTGAGGATAACGTTGAGTCGCTTGAGCATCCCCGGACATACCACCAAAAGCTCCTCCATAATCTGTAGACGGAGCCTGGGCAGGTCGCTGCCCCAATGATCCACCACTAACATTAACTCCACCTGAACCTGGTTGCACTGGTCCCGTCGCTATCTGCGTGGGCGCTGGCGGAACCGAGGCGTTAATAGCTGCAGCTAATCCCCCAAGGGCATTGGCTTGGCTCCCTCCAGGCGGAGTCCCGGCAATCATGCTGCCAATTTGGCCAGGAGATGGTGGCTGCGGCGGCGTTCCTGGAGTTGCTGTTTGTGGAGGTGGCTGGTTCCCGGCGATTAAGCTGCCAACCTGGCCAGTGGACCTCGGTTGACCTGGAACCGTTGGCTGTGGCGGAACTGTTGGCTGGGCCTGTGCTACTGCCGTTGACGGTGGACCCTCCATCCGCCGAGCGAGTTGCTGCTCCATAGCCCCTGGACGTGGCTGTGCCAGCACCTGACGTTCCAATTCCCCCTGGTAATCGTCGGGGATCATAGCCTGAGCTGTTTGCGGGGGCATCCGCGCGCCGAGCTGATTCTGTGGTTGGGTCGCAGCTTGCTGGCCGTACTCCTGTTGAGCAGCTTGATCAGCTCGAGCCGAATAATTCGGGGGTGTCTGGAGATTTCGCCCCCGGATACCGAGGACATAGTTAACTGTCTCTGGCCTTATTGGCCTTCCCTCTGGGTTGGCTCGACTTGGGGTTCCTCTGGCATGTTGAAGGAAATCATTCCAGCCGACCTCACCTTTGCTGGGATCTCCTAGCCTCCGAATGGCAGCTTTTACATTGCCCTCTCCCCAGTTGTACGCCATCGCTGCGAGCTGAGGATCGCCATTGAACTCCTTATACATTGCCTCTGCATATTGCTCCCCAACTCGATTGAGGTCTCCTTGACCTAGCTCCGGATTCCAGGGCTTAATACCATGCCCAGGGCGCATGGCCGTGGAGTTGGGATCTATTTCTCCAGTTCTTGGATCGTATGCTTCGACTTGCCAGGGTCCTGTAGCTCCAGCCTCAGACGTTCCTGGCCTGATTGCATAACCCTCCTGCGCTAAGATCCTGTCTTTGAATCCCTGTAACGTGAGTGGCCCACTAAATCCTCCTGGTGTCGGCGCATGGGGCCTACCAGTTCGGCGCGGCATTCTGCCGCCGAGAGCGTTGCCTGTGTAGGCCCCAGCAGCCACTACTTGTCTCTCCGGCCTTTAGCTGCCATATCGGCCATTTTCTTATTGCCGAACTTCTTCCGGCCTACTGCTGCAGCCACCCCTGCTGGATCACTGGCCCCCGACTTGCGGGCGCTGGCCTCCACCTGCTTGAACCGTTCCCCGCTGCCCAGCGGGGGTTTCTTGCCTGCCATTGGAACCTCCTTGAGTTGGTGTCGGTGTAGTGCCACCTGGTTGACCTCCACCCGCTTGCTCGCCGATCCCCTGCTTGTTGGCCTCAAGGATCGGTCCCAGGTGAGTTTGAAGAGCCTCTTGGATCATTTGTTGGATGACCTGCTCGAGGCCCTGTGGATTCATTTGCTGCACTGCTTCCTGGAGGGCCTCGAACCGTTCGGTTTCAGCTTTATACGCATCAATATCCCGCATCTGGTCTTTGCCAGCAACTTTGAGCTGCTCTTTACCCAGACGTTCGAGGGCAGTTCGCAGCGAATTGGTAAGGGACAGGTTATGGGCCATGAGAGTTTGTTCGTTCTGGGTTGGGCCTTCACCAAGAGCCTGTGGCGGCACCATCCGCCGGAGGCGCTTAGCAGCTTCTTGGGCTTCTTTGAAGTCCATAGCCGACAACAGCAGATCCCCGATCACACCAGTCAAATTCGGTGCTTGGGTCAATATCAATGTCAGTGCTTGGACCGTTTCCTGCCGTCTTGTTCCAAATGCTTGTCCCTGAGTGGCCCGAACCTCGTACCTGCCAACCTGCGGGTTGAAGATCCTTTGAATGATCTGGCCTTCAGCAGATTTCCTTGTCTGTAACGCCTGCTGTTGCCGGGGGTCGATCATCAAATCGTAGATGGACCCGTCGTCAGCCTGGATCATCATGATCCTACGAGTATCATAGATCTTTGGGATCAAATCAATGATTTGCATTCCCGTATAAACCAGGGCCGCTTCGTAATTGTCCCTGAAATGGTAAGTGGATATGTCCCCCTGCTCCATCCGGTCTTCGATGGCCTGCCCTGTGCGCTCATTCCCCATAGCGCCTTGCTGATTCTGATACTGCCCACTCACCATCATTATTTGATTGAAAGCTGCTTGCATTCCCATCTCGAAAGCCTGAGATGGAACTGGAGGATCGAGGCGCTGAGGCAACGCCTCCGGCGGAATAGGATTCCCGTCATCGTCAATGTGGTTGAAGGGGAGGTAACTGGAGTTGGCGGTGTTGGCGTTGTTCCAATATTGTTCGTACTCTTCAATGGCTGCAGCTGCTCCGCGCCATGGGGTTTTAGTTTGTAGTGCAACGACTTCGACCTGAGCTGAGGCATTGTAGTTGTACATCCTTTGAGCATCTTTCATTGCTCGAGTGTGGCCCTTACGATCCAATATCCCCTCAACAACCTGCTCCTCCCCAAGGCACCTGATGATCGGGATGTATTTGCCAGGCCAGATAGTCTCATCTATCACCTGATCCCCAGCAATCAAATACCACTCAATCACCTCCTCCCACACCCGCCGACGTTTAGTGTGTTCATGGTTACGGACCAAATCAAGGAGCTGTTTTGGAAGCAGGCTCTCCTTTATGTTCTTCCGTTCGCCATTGGAGGGATCAAGGAAACTCAATAACCAATCCTCCTTGGGAATTTTCCTAAAATATTCACAAACTCTTATGTGATCCCTAGTAACCCAATCATCATCGCCGCTCCCCACTCCAAGAGGAGTACGCCCAGTAATAGTAACGAACTGAGGATAAGCCTCTCTAAAAGCGTCCCTGGGCAGATCATCAAATACAAAAGCGAAGCGAGCGTCGCTACCGTTACGCTGCTTAATATCAGGGTCCAAGTATACGGAAAGTGGGTCAATTATAGGCTCGACTTTAACTTCCTGATCGAATGTATTGTCGTTAACGTAACGAGTAACAAGCCGCCAATAGCCAATACCCCCAAGTACCTGAAACTCTCGAGCAATAGAATATGCCGTTTGGGCTTGGGAGTTGTACTGAATGTCAGAGAGGATGCTCCGGTAGACCTCAGCGCTATCGCTAGTCGCTCCTCCACCTGTAGCCACGACCGTGACATCTGCTTTATTACGTTTGGCATCGTTGACGATCTGTAGATTGTGTTGGCGGATGATGTTCATAGTTAAGCATGGCTTGGAGTCCACATCTCGGCTTCGCCGGATGGCACTTGGCCACTGGTAGCCATTGTCTGCATCTCCATAGGAAAACTTGAGATCCTCTATGAACCGTTCTCGGGAATTGGACTCCCACTCGGAGCACTTAATGAATCGCCTCTTCGCCTCATCAACGATGACATCCCCAGTTGTCCCTACACCTGCCTCGACTTGATCAACCTTATCAAGCAGCGAAACAGCGTGGGAAGGTCTTAAATCAACTACCCCTGCCATTATCTACTTAGCCAACCCTGATATGGGTTTTCCTGCATGAACCGATTAGCCTGCTGCTTGAGCTTGTCCCCAAGGCGATTCTTTGGTTTCCGCTCTTTGATGCTTTGAGCCAAGGTCATAAAGGCATCTGCTGCGTTTGAGGCGTCATCATGTTCGGGTTCTTCGCTTAACTGCCCATCTTTCACTTTATATTTGTAGTGCCTGAGCCTCTGAAGTCCATCTGTACATTTATTCTCGTCGAACCAACAGTTAGGGAATAGGACCCTAGCAGCATTGATAGCATTGACTTTGTGTGATATTCTTTCAACAACTCGCACGTTCGCGAATACTGCTCTTGCAGCTTGCTCGATGGTACGCTGTTGTCCGAGGCGCTTCGCTTTAGCATCATGGGGGAGAAAGTGGGTTCCATAGGTGTATTCCTTATTCTGGAGGATTCTTAGATAGTACTGGATGTCTTCCCCCGAGGCTTCATAGTATTCCAGAATACGGTATTGAAGTGCCACACGTTGGGCAAACCAGATAGAGGTCATATCCCTGCGGCCCAGATCCCAGAATGTGTCCACCGGGATTTCTCTCATCCATGGTACC